GGCTGCTAGCAATACTGGCTACCAAGGGGCTGCTAGCAATACTGGCAACCGAGGGGCTGCTAGCAATACTGGCAACCGAGGGGCTGCTAGCAATACTGGAGACTATGGGGCTGCTAGCAATACTGGCTACCGAGGGGCTGCTAGCAATACTGGATACTATGGGGCTGCTAGCAATACTGGAGAACATGGGGCTGCTAGCAATACTGGCAACCGAGGGGCTGCTAGCAATACTAGAGACTATGGGGCTGCTAGCAATACTGGAGAACATGGGGTCGCAGCATCATTCGGATACCTCAGCAAATCGAAGTCTAGTGAAACTGGTGCAATTGTCTGCATCTATCGAAACCAAGATGGAGAAATTGTCCACATCAAAGCGAGCAAAGTTGGCGTCAACGGCATCAAGCCGAATGTATGGTACACACTGAACGAAACTGGAGAATTTGTCGAACTGCCAAATGAATAGCCTTAGTTTCTAGTAGGTTATTGACATCTTTGAAAATCTCTTGTACAATTCATCCCATCGCAACAACTTTTGGAGAAACTACATGACAACAAACATTCGCACCCGTCCGGAAAATGTCAAAATTGTTTTCTTCGTAACAGACACTTGGGGACCACAGGCGACGGTCACTCTCAGTGTGACCTCAGCCCTAGGTGGTCGTAGTGTCTACTACAGCGAACGTGTTCAGACGCCATAGGGAGTTACTCTCACAAGTCCTAGTTACTTTAAGATAGCACGTTCTACCGACTTCTACCCAAGAGACGTGAGTGGTCTTGTTTCTTTCCTTCGAGACGCTAGAAAGATGTATCGCTACTCAAAGGTGGTCGCAACTGGACTAGACACCATTCCTTTCACGAAGAAAGAACTACAGATTTTGCATCGGGTCTTTCTTCATCATTCCGTGCCAACCGACTACAACTTCTGATTAAGTAAGGAACCAATATGGACACAATTGAAATCATTGTAATTATTCTGGCGACATGTGCCGCAATTGCACTATCTATTGACACTTTGAAAGGCGAATAATGAACCTGTACGAACTTTTGGAAGAAGGCAACACCATTTCGGTAATTGCCGAAGAACTTGATGTGACATTTTCCGATGCCAAAGAATCGGTCATCCGATTGGTAGAAGAAGGTGCTGTCAAGATCATTGATTGGGAACTTAGTGAAGAACGTACAAACTATATTCCCGTCTATGGTTTTGGGACATACAACAAGAAGATGCCGAAAGCGCCATCGACAATCCCACAACGACACTGGTTCGATAAGATTTGGTTTGGCGAACGTGGTTTGGCTTCGGAAGAAATCAAATTGGCATGAAAAAAGGGAGCCGAAGCTCCCTTTGAATAAGTTGCGCAGTATTGATTAGATACCAGTAACTTTGACGCGACGGAAGTACACGTTGCTGTTTGCATTGAGTACGCCGCCACCTTTGACCAGACCTTGGGCAAAAGGATTTGCCGACAAAGCGTAGCGAGTCTGGAAGCCCACCTTTGGCGAGAATGTGTCATCGGACACAGCTTTGTACAGTTGCAGGGGAACGTAGGGGCTATAGAAAACGCCAGCGTCCAGAGCAGATGCACCTTTGTAGCCAACAACGAAGAAGTTGCCAGTAGCATATGGATCAATGAACACGCGATATTTGCCGTTCAGGATACCAGCAAAGGTATTGCCGGTGTCATCAACTTGCAGATCGGTAGCCAAAGCGGGAGCATAGTCCAGCATACCAGCGATAGCGAAGGCAGAAGCCACATCGCTAGAGCAGATGATGAAATTGCCTTTGCCGCGACGGGTTTCACGAGCAATGCGGTTAGCTTCTTGGTCAAGGCGATAGAACAGACCCTTGAACTTCTCAGCAGACCAACGGCCATCGCTATCGGTGTCCAGATCGAACGTGCCGGGAGTAGCAACACCAGTTTGTGCGCCAGCCTTAGCAGTGGTATAGATGGAGCGGATAACTTCGCGGTTGATTTCAGCAAGAATCTCGCTAGACAGAACATTGGTCAGTTCGCTTTCAGCGTCCAAACCATGAATGGCTTTCAAGTCTTGAGCAAGTTCAACCGAGTAGGTAGCCTTCAGCTTACGGCTGGTGGCTTCCACAGCGTACTTCTCAATCTCGAAACCCATTTCAGACCAAGCGGGTTGGCTGGGAGCGCCAAGAGCTTCGGCGGCAGCAGTAGTCATACCGTGACCGGAAGTGTACACACCGGGAACGGCATCGTTCAGCACGGAAGGATCAGTACCAGCTTGTGTACCAGCACCAGAGAAATCGCTGTCAGCTTCGTTGTAGAAGGCTTCTGCGCCAAGAGCACCACCGGTGATGTACTTGGGACGCATAGCGAAAACCAGACCAGTAGGGCTAGTCATAGGCTGCACACCGCAAACGTCATAGGCGATCAGGTTGGGCATTGCGCGACGAACCAGAGAAATCAGCACGGGGTCATACTTACCCACGTTGGCGGTCACGTTGGTGGGGACAGCATCTTCCATCAGGGCTTCGGCTTGTGTAGCCATGCTCAACTTCTGGCTTTCCAGAAGTTGTGCGGTAACTGCCAGACGGTGCTTGTCTTTAATCTCAGCGTAGTCAGCATGTTCAAGAACAGGCTTCCACTTTTCGATTAGTGCTTGGGTTTCGAGTTTACTCACTTTTTTCTCCTTTTAAAAGATAGTGATATATTTACAACAATTGCATTTTCGAGTAGCTTTTTTTGGCAGGAAGCTACTCACCCAAACCCGCTTAAAATTATTTGCTAGAGTATTTACCAAGATGTGAAGCGATGCTATCAATATAGGAGTCCACACGCTTCACAGCAGGCTTCGTTTCTTCTAGCACAACAGCATCTTCCAAAATCGCAGTAGAATCTTTCACAGCTTTCTTGTCCACAAGACTTTCCTTGAGGATTTCAAACTTCTTCGCAAAGTCTTCTTCGGATTCGTACACAAGACCTTCGGTAAGTTCTTTCAACTTTTCCTTTTGCAGCATGGTCATGCCATGTGAACTGGATTCGATGAAAAGGGACTTCTTCAGGGAAGCGATTTCTTCGGTCAAGGAACCAACTTTTTCGATGGATTCTTTAAGCTGCAAACCTTGCACAGAAACCACTTGCAGGTTTTCTTCGTACAGGTCTTTCTTGTAGTCAGGCACTTCGACAAAGTGTTCTTTAAGAACCAATGCAAGTTTGTCCATCATGGATTCGGCAACTTGAACGCGAACGCCTTGTTCGATACCGATTTGGTTATCGGCATGCCATTGCGACACGGCTTCGGTCAGGCGGCTATCAAGGGTATCTTCCATATCGGAAAGTTTTTCAGCAACCATGTGCTCCATGACGTATGCAGCATACTTGGAGATTTTTGCCACATGGTCTTTGGCAACTTCGGCAATGGCACTTTCAAAGATTTCCACAGCCTTACTTGTGAATTCTTCTTCAAGACCTTGCGATTCCATCAAGCCACGGATGCCTTCGGTGGGGGCTTTGAATGAAGTACCTTCAAGCAAAGACTTCTCGAATGCTTCGGTGAAAGACAAGTCTTCGTTCATGGCTTGCTTGGTAGCAGTTGCATGCATGACTTCTTCGGCCTTGTCTCCATAACGCTTTTCAAAGTCTGCCTTCTTGTCTTTCAAAGCCTTGAAGATTTCTTCTTTCTTGTCTTTTTGGTCGGCAGTCATGGATTCTTGCACAGATTCTTCGGATTTCTTGGAATTGAATTGATTTTTCTTAAAATTTTCCCAAGCATGTTGTTGGAATACCTTACGAATGTCATCCGTATTTGATAGTCTAGCATTTGCATGCTTTCCAATAATACGATCATAGGACATACCGGAGTCAATATCCTGCTTAATTTGTTTGATTTTTTTATCACTCAACGCTTCATTCATAATTTCCTCGGACATAGACTCTTCGGGGAGGTCAGTTTGTGCATGGAATTCAGCTTGGGAGGGACGCTTCTTAGTGTCGTCTTCATCAGTCTCTTCGGAACCTTCATCGGAATCAGCAGTAGGGGCTTCTTGATTGGATTCAGGTTGATCTGCTGTAGATGTCTCGGGGGTAATGGGTTCAACGGGCGCTTCCACCGGAGCTTGCGCAGCGCCAACGTCCACAGCAGCGCCAGAAGGCTGCAAAGTGCTTGCCGCAGGGGTAGCATCAACCGCACCATCAACAGACGATTCTGCGGCATCTGTAGCGGCAGGAACCGCACCAGCTTGGTCAGCCGTATCTTCGGGTTTGTTCTGTTCTTCGTTCAGGGAAATCAAAAAATCTCGAATGTTCATTTGGGATACTCCTAATATGTTTGCAGGTTATTTACCAGCAAGATGTTCCATGATCTGTTTAAAGGCTTTCAGCTTGGCTTCCTGCAATTCTTTGGAAGATGTCTTGCGAATATCTGCGCGGATACTTTCCACAAGCATCATGTCTTCGGACAAGGCATCCATGACCGTATCTACGGATTCCATGATAGAATCAACCAAAGCGTCTGGAGCAGATGGGTTGTACACAATGTCAATGGCTTTCATCCCAAGGCCGGGTGCTACTTCATTCAGGCCACGGGAATTTTGCACAACTTTGCCATCGGCACGGGTTGATACACCTAGCTTCACACCACCTTCTAAAAGGGCTTGGGTAATCTTTCCGGTAGGGGTATTCAGGATACGTGCTTTGCCGATGTAATTCTTACCATCTTTGCGCATTTCGGTAATCAGATGGGACACCCGATCTAGACCGATTTTTGTTTCACTGGGATGGATCAATTCTCCGACCGCACGAGACTTACTAACATAGTTCTTGATATAGTCATTCATGGACTCGTCAAGCACCTTTTCTGGATAGATACGCTTGTTGCCATTGACCACATCGGCTTGTGCAAAGATACCGTGGATGTAATGGAATTTCTTGCCAGCGGAAGTGGATTCCGTGACAAGTTCAACATCGTCATAGATGGATTCGATAAGGTTGCTCATTCTTCTTGTTTCCCGGTTAGGCGGTTATAGGCGCGACGCATCCACAAACGGTGACGTTCCACATCACCCCTAGACAAAGCACTCATGGCATTCTTGAATGCACGAGTCACCATGTAGTGATCCTTCGGCTTACCCTTAGCTTTGATTTCTTGCTCTTGCTCTTTATCGGCAGCAATATCGTCAAGTTCGGCTTCCACAATGAATTGGTCAAAAGTCTTCATGCTAGTCTTACCTTTCGTTTGCGCAGGCTTACCAGAAGATTGCGTTTGATTTGTGCCAATTCCGCACGGCGCTTGCGCACAGCAATCTTTGCACCACGTTTTCTTGCACGGATTTCTTCGGGGGTCATCTTGACCAATTGGCCATCAACAATCTTGAACCCTTTGGTTTCATTAACCAACTTGCGGATTTGGATTACGCCATTGCGAACACGGTCAACAATAGCAACTTTGCCCATGTCGGTGCGATGGGCATTGAATTCGGTTTGCTCAGTTACTGCCATCATCGCTACCCGGTACTACGGTTGCATCCACGGCATTTCCAGCATCATCTTGCATGGAACAAGAACCGTCACCACATTCTTTGTCGCCATTACCATAAACCTTGTCCATAAAGCCTTGGAAATGGTCGGCAGATGTGATGTGATTCAAGATTTCATGACCTAGACCACTATCAAGAATGCTTTGTGATTGGCTAGGATCAACCGTGACATAAGCACCATCATCCAAATGGAATTCAACGGGGTAGCCATTCTTCAAAGCGTCTTGCAAAAGTTCCACAACGCTATTGGCGGCTTCGTCTTCGGATTCGGTAAAATATCGGTTGAATTCGCCACCCCAATCGCCATCGGGATGTTCGTCGTCATCATTGTCACCAACGTCATCGGCATCGCCATCTTCTACGTCGGTTTTCTTGGAAACATCGAAGTAGTAGTCATAAGGCATCATTTTGGCTGGGCGTTGATCTTGGTCTGGGGGGATACCAACCCCATCCAAATCAAGTTCTTTTGTGTAGTCGCTATTATGTTCAGGGGCATACCAACGTGCGCGTTTAGCGCCTTCGATGCTACGTGCTTCGGGATTGTCGCCGGGGTTTGCTTCTTCGCGGCGTTCATACTTAGTAAGCAGCATTTCCACTTCGCGGCGGGTCAATGGGTACTTCTGTTGGTCTGGCGCATCGCGCATTTCCATCAGGCGAACACCTTTCACAAGGTCTTGGTCTTGCTTTAGTTTGCCGACAAGGAAAGATGCTCGCGCAGAAAGTTCACGATGGATCATGCCTTGGGATTCGTACAGCGGCTTGTCTAATAGGTCTTTGATGAACGACATTGTGGTTCCTTTACAATTCATGTATTTACTTAACTCAAAGCAATGTATTGAGTCTTCGTCAAAGCCTTGTCAATGGTGGCCTGCAAAGAATTCAATTGAGTATAAATGTCTTGCAAATCAGTACCCGTGGCGGCAGTCGTAATTGAAATAGACTGGACTGGTTGTTGATAGTTAACTTGCACATTGAATGCACCAATGGTGCTAATAAACGGGGATGCATTGTCCGAAGAAATCAAAACACCTTCGGTCACATCAAGATTGTGATTGGATTCTTGTGGACGGATTTTCCAACCATTCACCAAAGTCACATAGATAGGGACATAGGAATTATTGGCAACAGAAATGACTTGTCCACCGACATTTTCAAGTGCAGGTAGGTACTTTCCGTTATCGGAAGTCACATACCAATCAACCCACCTAGACCACAAATCCTTCACAGAAAAAGATGTGGTTCCAGACGAGAGAGAAATGATGCGGGATGGGCCGTCGAAGTTGTATGCCATGTGTAATCTCAATGGGTTGCTACCGTATTTAGTAGCAACCCATTTACAAGATTAAGGTAGGTATGCGCGGTCTTGTTCGGCCACCAAGGAGATGTTAATACCCTTGGCACGAGTAATCGTAGCACCGAACTGCACAGGCTTGGCAGAACCGGGACGACCAGCAATAACCGTGACGTTTGCATCAGTACCGGCAGTACGACCACCTTGCACGTTGGCATCATAGTCGAAACTGAAGGTCACTGCGCCAGTTGGGAACGTACCAGTGATGGGGTTGCCCAAAGCGTCGTTAACCGTGATAGCGCCAGACTCACCGAAGTCATCCAGCACACCGGGGGCGGCGGTGAAGAACATGCGGTAGTAAGAACCAGCACCAATCAGAGGATTGTTGGGGATCAAAGAACCGGAAGAAGTGTAGGGGAATGAACGCTGAACATTGTTTTGGTCAGTGAACACGACACGGTTGATGTCATTGCTGTTCACGTTGGTGATGTAAACGCCTTGGGTGGTGTACAAAGTATCGCCCAAGAAAGACATCAGCAATGCGGCAGTCTTACCGATAACCGTACCAGCGCCAGAGTCGATGTCAGTGTTTTGACGCAGCAAGTATTGAACCTTGGTGTAAATCTGTTCCAAAGTTGCGCCGTTACCATCCACAACAACGCGGAAAGGATAGCTACCAGAACCTACGGTTTGGTTTTGGTTGGTGGCATAGTAAGTCACAGTGATGCCGCTATAAGGAGCAGATGACATTGCGGCATCGGCAGCGGCAATCTTGGCATCCTGTTCATTGGACAGCAGCATGTTGACAATGTAAGCACCAGTGGCAGACTTACCAGTGTCGGCCAGCACGGAATCCTTGTACTTGTAGCCATATTCACGGACATAAGCCTTGAAGTAGGTACGTGTATCAAAGTTACCATTGGTAGCATCGCCGTAAACTTGAACGCCAATGTTTGCACCATCGGTGAATGTGAAGTTTGTGGCAGACCCAGTAGATGTGGTTTGGTAGTATTCTTGTGCGCCAGAGTTCACAGAACCCAGCGCAACGATACCAACATACACACGGTTCAACGTACCGGAAGATGTGAACGCAGGCAGGGGAGACGTAGAAGACCATTCTTCCCAACCACCATCGCGCAACATATTGCGGGTAGAGTCATCCTTGGGCTTCCAGCTATTGTATGTCTGACCATCCGTGCCGAACTTGAACTGACCAGAAAGCACGTCCAATGCATACATTGGGAAAGGGCTATCCTGATAGGTATTAGTACCCCATAAATCAATGAATTTACTATAAATTGCCTGAATGGATACGCCATCCTTAGGAATCAGTCCATTTGTGGTAGAACCGTCACTAGAACCAATCAATTCAAATGTACGGTTTGCTTCGTCAATGATTAGGTTAACCCCAACAACCAGTTGACCCCTGCTTGTTAATTTTGCCATATTTTACTCCTATGAAATATATGGTATTTACTAAAATCAGACATAGCTTCTGTCAACTTCTTGCGACACCGGAATTGTGGTGGGTGTCGTGGTCAATTGATAGTTGCGAATGAACTGAGGTCTATACCCACTCAAGAAAAATCCTACATCGACTGGTTGGGTAATTGCGTAGCTGTATGTGTAGGTAGAACCAGTGATACTATCCGCCGTGGAAATCACGTTGGTAGTACCAGCGGCATACACGATGACATCTGAACCGGGTTGAACCCCACTAAATGTCAATCCAGTACCGTCCAATGGGTACAATGCAGCGTTTTGATTGGCTAGTGTGGTAGTGCCATTGATTACGAATGACGTAAGCGTATTGGTGCTATTTCCCACAGTACAGGTGATGCGGATTCTTGGCTTAACACCAGTGGTCGGATTGATGCCAGTTTCCGCAGCCAAGTTCGCATTGGTGACTGTCTTCCAAGTACCACTGAATCCATTACCCTTGTCCAAATCATACTCATACAAATAATTTGTGGCGCTATTCGTCCCGGTCACTGCGTATGTGGAAAGGCCAGTCCACCCAAACATGAAATAACTCCATGTCCATGTGATGCTGTCACCAACGGTACGCATAACAACCGTGCCGGTAGATGTGAACTTTGGCGTACCAGAATTGATTGTGTATGCGCTTGACGTGGATGTGGTTTTCTCAGTAAACACCAAGAATGCCCTAGCAGCCGTATCCGATGTGAACGCATCGTAGAAGTGCATACCATCAACGTGCGTATAGCTTGTAGGAACCGTGCCAGAATTTTGACGATTGCCGGACACAGTAGAATTGAACCAGTTTGGACCTTGCGTCAACGTCGCATCGGTGTTGTAGCAGTTTTGCATCTTGATCGACTGCGAAGTATTCGTAGAAGATGCCAAACCGATACGAAGGTTAGTCAACCAATTGCGCTGGAACTTGATATTTTTATTCAGGCCACCATCGGCAAACATATAGCCGGAACGCTGTGCCGAAATAGTACCGGCATCGTAAGGGGTTGAACTTGAACCGATGCCGGTCACAAGAATGTCAAAGCAAGTGTTCATGTACACCAAACCACCCAAGGCATGTACGTTTGCAGCACCCGGCCAATTTGCAATGTTTGTCAAGATGGCATTCTTACAACCAGCCATCAATTCAATCGCTTGGGTACTTACCGTAGCTGCAGTAGTGCCGACTGGATTATCGGCATAGTAAACATTGGTCACAGACCAATTCGTGCAAGCCGACATGATAAGACGTTTGCCTATCAGGTACAGATTGGTAACAGTCAGACTATCACATGTGTTGAAGAAGATTGGACCAGCCAACGCCGTTGCAACAGATGCGAATGCCGAACGGACATTATCAATTACCCAGCCACCATACAAGTTCACAAAATAACAAGCATATCCAGCCGTACTGACTTGTTCGGAACGAACGCATGTAAGATTCTTTGCAGTGCCACCATTCAAGCATTGTTGAAACACGATGGCATTTGAAGCGTATGCAACCGTTTGGTTAGACATACCAACCAAAATTCCGTTGATGTCAGGCGGGGTAGATGTTTCGGAAATAACAAACTGTTCACAAGTATGCAAATCCCGAATAAACACCGAATACGCCTGCTGCAAGTTGATATACCATGCGCCAGTCATCCTTTGGATACTAACCACGCCAGATGAACTTGTTGCGGTTTCATACCTAGTACCAATAGTGCCGGATGGTCGAACATTATTGGCATAACCAGATGCGGCATTTGCATTTGTGGTAATGATGTTGGGGATTCTTACGCGACATCCGGTAGGTGGCATAAATCCAGCATAAGCAGCACCACTATCTTGTCCAAATGTGACTAGACCGGAACTGTCAATTCTGACAAATTTGCAACGATTGTCCGTGGAATGATTTGTGCTAGAAAACTTGTAGCATGTGTTTAGCCAATGCTCATAGATGCCAGTGCCGGGGCCGGTTTCCACTTCAATGCCGCCATATTCAAAGAACCCAGAAGCGGTATACGGCAATTGGAAAGTTTCACCACGAACCCCACCCGTCAATTGCGGATTTCCATTTGAATCAAGGCATGTCCACCAATCGCCGTTGACCGTCAATGAATTCAATCGGTTTACCGTCAATGACAAGGCTTCTACACCACATACTTCGATGAAGCTACGGACAGGCGCTACGTCAATTCCAAACACAGATGCGCCGGATGTAGCGGTTCCGGTAGTGAATGCGCCACCCGTCATCCCACGGACTTTAATCCAAGTTCCGGCAGTCAACGTCCCAGACGTGGTGATAGTGCCGCCGTAATGATTTGACATCACGCAGATGAATTCTGCGGTTACGCCACCTTGCGTGATCGTAGAACCAACCGCAGGAACCACTCCGGCAGACAATGCGCCGATGCGGAATGCCCAAATGTTAGTTCCAAGAATCTGCATGTCACCACCCAATGTGGACGACAAGTTTACGTTACCAATAACACCAGTCGATGTCGTTGCATTAACACCATATCTGGTATCGCAATCAATGACCAACGTACCACCATTCACGTTAAGAGTATCCCCACCACCCTTACCAGACAAGGATGTGTAATTTTGCGTAGTGGTAATGGTATAGGTTGCCATTGTTGAATCTTTCTATAGTCGATACTGTATTTACGCCAATACCGGCCACTTGTCGGCAGGACACTTCGCACCTTTCAAGGTAGTCTTACCACCCAAAGGGCATTTACAAAGGCCACATGCCTCGATGTTCATGAACACAATCTTGTGTTCACATTTTTCACAAATGTCTAATCTTTCCTTGCGCTGCGCCGGAGTGGTGACTACCGAAATGAATGCCATATTGAAGAATCCAAAGAAAAAGGGGTGGTATTACCCACCCCTTATTTACCTAGAAGGTAATAGTCCGATTAGTTGGACTGACCGAGAGCCAGACCCATACGGCCACGCAGAGCACCACGGAAGGTAGCACCAACCACCACGCAATTCACGCCACGGATAGCTGCTTTGACAGCTTCAATGTCGGCTTGGTTGGCGGAAGCGGAAGAGGCTGCGCCATCGGCGGTGGCTTGTGCAGCGGCAGCAGCGGCAGCAGCGGCAGTGGCTGTGGACTGAGCAGCGCCAGCGGCAGCAAGAGCAGCTTGAGCAGTCGATGCAGCGGCATCAGCAGTAGCTTGCGCAGCGGCGATCCCAGCGGCTTGAGTCGTCAGGGTAACAATGCTATCCTGAAGGGCTTGCACTTGGGTAGCAGTGGAAGCGTCGGATGCTTGCAGGTTGGTTACGGCGGTGCTCAGTTCAGCGATGGAAGCTGTCAGGGCGGCGCAGTCACAAGCATTCTGGTTTTGACCAATGGAACCTTGGATGGTTACAAGGGTATTGGACAGGCTGTCAACTTGGGTTTGCAGGGTAGACAGGGCAGCAGCGGCAGAGCCATCGGCATCTTGGCGGCTTTGTGTCTCAGCGGCCAGTTGAGCTTGCAGAGCAGCAACGGTGGCTTGCAGGGAAGCAACGGCGGTGCTACCTTCGAGGGTATCAACGCGAGCGCCAAGGGTAGACAGGGCAGACAGAATGTTCTGGACAGCGGTAGCATCGCCAGAAGTGTTGTCGGCCAGCAGGCTAGACAGGGTAGCAAGTTGGGCTTGGATGTTGGCAATGTCAACGCCTTCGATTTGCAGTACGGCAGCAATCTTTTCGTTAACGGCTTGACCAACTTCGTCACCGAAGGAGGTGGCAATACATTGAATCAGCGTATTCAGTTCTTGGTCGATTTGAGCAGACATTTTATTTCCTTTAGAAATGGGTTAAAACAAATTTGTTTCCCTCAAGTTAAAGTGATGAGGACACTGGTATTATTTAACGGATTTCAGTTTACCAATCCAATTTGCGGCATCTTCTACCACATTCGGATTGATGTTCTTGTAAGACCCGAGATGGCCGAAAAGAAGGTGACAATTGACGAACTTCTTACCTTCGCATAAAGTAATCATGTTTGTCGGGTCAAGTTCCCGTTCTGGATTCAAGTGGTACGGTTCGATGTGATGAACTTCTAACTTTTCGCTTCCACCACAAACCTCGCATACGGGATGAAGCTTCAGATGGTGCTTCCTCGCCGTAGGCCATTTAGACGACCGACGATTTCCAAGTTCTGCCTTATCTTTGGCAACATCAACTAGGTGCTTGACTATCTCCATTGGTACAACTTCCTCCCAAAATTCCTTGTAGCTGTGTAATCTTGGACATATGGGATGCAATCTCTTGTTCGATCATGCAACGCAAAACATCGCCAATCTGAGCACCAATGTCGGCAAACATACAGTTGAATTGTTCTTGTAGTTCTTCTTTCGTTAGCGGGTCGGTCATGATAAACTCCTACGTTCAAATGCTATACGTATATGTAAGCCTATCATCCCAGACATGAACGAAGTCTGCGCTTGCTTGTGCCCAAAGGACGGAAATATCACCAGTAGATGTTTCCGTAATCTTCTTGATGCGCCATGATGCGGCGGTAGTTGCCGTACCGGGTAGGGATTCGCCAACGTACATTGTCAATGGGTCAATTTGGTCAACCAGCTTGTTGTATTGCTTTTGCATATCGTTTTCCAGAATTGGGATAATCAATGCCGCCAAGTCTTGCATGGTTCTAGGAACCCATTGGTCGGTCAATGCGTCGTACATGAAGATGTCATTAGACGTTGGGCGAAGGGTCTTCGTATCCACGTCCATAAGGTCATTCAAAGACCCTTGGGAAATGATTTCGCGGGGGTCTTGGTAAGCAGGCCCAGCACCACCAATGAAAGATTGTGGTTGACGATAGCTATTGTTGATAGCATTCATCATTTCGTCCAAAATCTTGTCATTGAACAAGACCATCTGATTCCAAGTCTTTTGGTCTTCGCGCTTGTACATGATCGTACCCTTACGGGTAGCATGTTGCTTGAATTCCCAACCAACCCCATCTTTGGGCATCGGGATAGACTTCTTGACGGATTCAATCATGTCGGATTTGATGCCACCAAGATCGGCAACCTTCACGGCAGCGGAATCATCAGCCTTGCCAGAAAGCCCGCTACGCAGTTCTTCGATGGCGGTGGCATGTGTGGCATCAATCTTACTTAAATGATCGTTCATAGCCCGCATATGGGCTTCGGTGAGGTATTCCCCGTGGCTATGATCGGCTGGCGCATAGTCATGTTCATGACCAACATCGGCCTTTCCAGATATTTCCTTCTTGATGTCGGTAAGGGTCTTTGAAACCTTTGTTCCAGAATCCTTCACATTGGCTTTGTGAAGGTTCAATTGATTAGTGATGACGGAAAGTTGCTTGCTTGTCTTTTCGGTAGCAGCATCAATCTTGCCATGAAGTTCATTCTTGACAACATCATCGCCAACAATGGCTTGCTGCAATGCGGTTTCATGGTTCTTTGCAGCTTGGTCAGCATGTGCCTGCAAAGCGGCATCATGGTCTTTCTTGACACCAGCAATCTTGTCAGAAACTCCAACGAGTTCATTCGATACGGCAGTGCTAAGACCTTTGAAGTTTTCTAGGGTCTTTGCTTTGAATTCATTGTGGTCTGCCAATGGCGCATAATGTGCATCATGGTGGTGTGTAGAAAACTCTTCCTTGGATGGATATGCCTTGTCGTGATTGTGTAGATTGAAGTCGGACAACCCGGCATATACGCCTTCGTGATTATGACCAGAGATATTCTTCTCTAGGTAGCCAGCAACTCCATCGGCATACGACTTATTGACAATGGCACTTTCTACCAACTTGGAATTCAATGAATTTTCCAAACCTTCAATAAGTGTGCCGAAGTCAGGAAGTGCATCAAACTTCTTACCGACAACACTTTCGGCAATCCGTGACATATCTTCACGACTTGTGGAAGATTCCTTGATGTCATCCAAGGCTTCTTTCAACCTAGATTCCACCAAAGCAAGAGCGGCGGCAAGGATGTGTTTGCTGTTCAAATCACTCATTAGACACCCCGAAATTCTTTAGAACGTCGATTGCCAATTGATCTAGTTCAGAAACCATCTTTGTGGGTTGGTCTTCCACAACGACCGATTCCGTAATGCTTTCCATAGCCTGATCCGGGGTTGGGTCAGGCATCACACCAGCTTGGATTCGTGCTTGTTGTTCCTGAATTTCTTGCATCAGCATGACTTGACGATCTTGCTCAATCTGCAACATCATGTCTTGTTGCTCTTCGTCGGTCAGGTGCAAAATCTTTTGGAAGACATATTCGCGGGAAATGTACTTGCCGACGAAAGGATCAACCTGCTGCAAAATTGCCATGCGTTGACCAATGATGCCATATTCAACGGATTCACTGAAATAGTTGTCTTCCTGATATTCGTAGCGAATAAAGTCGGAAATCTCGTCAAAAGTACCTTCATCAAGGATACCTTTAAGCACCAGATTGCGCTTCAAAGTTTCCAAGAACAATCCAGCAAAGCGTTTACGCAGTAGGTTAATGAACCGACTGAAACGAACTTCATCGCGGGTAATTTCTGTGCCGGACGAGAACATTGCGTTTTCTTCTGTCATGCGCTGGTTGGGGACACGCAAAGATTCGTACAGCTTTTTCTTGAAGTAGTCACTTTCGCCAGTTTCACCAACGGAGTCGCCACCCGGTAAAGTATCAATGCCGATGCCTTGACCACCATCACCAACGGGTAGCCAAAAGTCTTCCGTCATGGCTAGGTAGCGTTTGTCGGCCTTGATTTCACCGGTATTCACATCATAAGTGACTTTGTTGCGGTACTTGTTGGCAATCTCTTGCACATATTGTTCGGCCTTACCTTTACCAAGATTGCCGGTGAATACCTTGAAAACCCTACGTTCCGGTGCTCTGGCCAAACGGTAGATCAACATCGCATCTTCCATCATGCGCAGATTATTCGCCGGACGGATGGCATTGTGCAAATAGGACAAGACGGTGTTGTTGGTAGGATCATGCAAGCCACTATTGACATGCACAACACTTTCCTTGGTCATAATCAATGCACCAGAAGTATTGCGCACATCGGAAATGCCTACTTCCGAAAACAGATAGTATTCCTTGATACCTTGGATCATTTCGACTTGGGTAACGGGGTCAAGTTGCTTAATCAGTTCGCGCACCCGTTTGATTTTACGTGGGTCGATGTAGCGCATTTCCACAATACCGTTTTGAGGATTTGCGGTATCAATCAGCACATTGTAATTCAGACGACCATCAATGTACCAACGCTTGAAGATTTCATAGCCTTTGTTACCGAAAGAAAGCAGGCGCAAAACTTCGTCATGTTCTTGGACAATGACTTCCTTGATTTTGTCTGGAAGCTGCACATCGTCAAGGTCAATTGTGACAATCTTTTGTTGCTTGTCCGTGATGATGGCTTCTGAAGAGATTTCCACAATGGCGCGATCAACTTCTGGTACATAGGCGAGCTGGCGGTATTGCTCAATCAGTTCGTTTTCGGTCTTGGCAACTTGGTCAACATCGACGCCGGTAAAGGAACTATGCGCCAACCCACCATAGGTAGTGGCAGAAATGTCGATGGACGAATCCATGCTACTAGGCGTAACAGGTGTTGGAATGTTCGGTGCGACATCGCCACCAAACGAAAATCCAAAAATTCTACGGAAAATATTTGCCATGAATCATTCCTAAATAGTTCAATTCTATTTACAACCAATGCAACAACTATTCATAGATGTGCATCTTGCAAATGGATTTAGTGCAGGGGATTTTGAACAGAACTATGCAAGGTTCCGATCTATCGACATCCACCTGACCAAATTCAGACTAACCAAGACCTGCAACTTCAAATTATTAGTAAACCACACCATCATTTTGCTAAACGTATTTGGCGAAATGGCCTACTATGGATTTGACGTTGCCATAAACGATAAAAACAAGGAGCTATTGACAAGCATCCTTGTTTTTACTCAAAGGGTTCCCATGTCAGCCAAGCACAATAAAGAATTTTTAAGTGCTTTGGAAGACAATGTTTGATTACAGTTCGGTGTAGTAGTCAAATTCAAAGTCACAGCTAAAACGCTGGATTTGATTATTGGCAGACCAAGAGAACTCCAATGGGCCGATGTTCACGGGGAACAAGTTGTGCATCTTCAATTCCCGAATCTTTTCACCTTCTTTGCCGTAAGCAATTACGGTAGCATCGGTGTACAGTTGCAGACCACGAGATTGTTCGATGTGGTTAGTACCCCAGTCACCACGCGCACCACGGTCTTGCCATGCTTCGATAGCCTTGCGCAGAGTGTAATCTTCATCAGCAATGACGGAAACTGACCATGCGGAATATGTACGGTCGCCAAACCATTTGGTATCACGACCAAAGTAAGGAACGTCAACGAAGCCGGTAGTGTAAGCAGGCGCAGATGCGGCTTCTACCATGAAACGCACTTGACGTTCGGCATCGACGGAATCGGGGATTGTGATGGCGACTTCAAACAGGTTGGGACGCGCCCCACCATGCTTGAGATTCGCACGAAATTCGGTAGCGTTAAAAGCCATTTATACTCTCCTAGAGATTTCTGTAGTATATTTACAATGGAGAGGAATTGCCCTCCCCATTTGATTAACCAACGATCACTTCGGAAAACTCAACATTCGGCCCAACGGCAGTAAAGTCAAGCAACATGAAGTTGATAGAACCCTTGGTCTTGATGAACACTTTGCCGACAAAGCGGTTTTGTGCAACGACATCGGGGGTGTTGACGGTAGAATCGGCTTGCACAATGAAATCATCAATGCCACCACGACCTTGCAATTCGCGCAGGAAAGGCTCAGTCAAGCTATAGAAACGACGCTGGGTAGTTTCATCATTGAACTTGAACAGCAGTGATTCAGCAGCATGAGCAATGGTCTTGCGCAAAGTGATGAACAAGAAGCGGTTGTGCATGCGGTCGAATGGGCCGGGGGTGGTTTGTCCAGTCTTATCGCCATACAGGACGGGGCCGACACCCGCTTTGCTGAAAATAGGATTGATACCAGCGGGATACAGTTGGTCACGCGCAGATTGGGAAGGGTTCCAAGCCAGCTTGGTGACATTCTTCAAACGACCATTTTCAGAACCTACCCCAGAAGTCCACACTTCGCCGTTCATTTGTGCTTGGGCATACAGACCAGCAGCATCAGCATTGCAAGGAATCCAACGGAACTTGTTGTTGTAGCGGTCATAGACATACTTCCAATTGCTGTCAAAAGAGAAGTAAGAAGAACTGCCAAACAAGTCACGGTCGGTCTTGCAAAGGGTGACTTCTTGGTTCTTTGTTTGAACGGATGTCAATTGGGGAGACAAGAACACCACAGCATCCTTACGGACTTCGGCAATGTTTTGCACCAAATACTTACCAAGAGTACCAGAACTTGCAGCAGCATTTCCGCCGATAATCAGAGCAGATTCCGAAGTTTCGGTATCGCGGAACAAATCATAGCCAGCAATGTAGTCGGCAAGACCAAGCGAACCAAATCCATCGTTACCACCAGTCATGGTAATGGCATTTGCGGTCTTGTCAGTACCGAAAGTGAGCGCCAGATCACCAGCATACACAAATTGGCTGTACAGCTTCAAAGCATCCTTATAGTAACGGGTAGTACCATCGGTATTCAATGTACCAGCAACGGTGCTATAAGTGCCAGTTTCGAGGATAGTGCCAGCAGCATCACCAAAGTAACCGGTGGTATCAACCACAACGAAATGGAATTCGTTGGTAGCAGGAACGCCAGTAAAGCGGTTTGCATACTTCCACAAACGATACGCCGTAGCCGTAGGAGTAGCACCAACATAGACCTTAGAGAAGGTCAAAGTGTTGCCAGAAACGGCGCTGATGGGGTATTGGTCGCCGTCAACCACCAAGAAGTCACCGACTTGGATAGAATCGGACAAGGTTTCGGTAGCTGCGGGGGTGTAAGTTGCGGTAGTGCCAATAGAGAAGGTGAACGTACCGGGAAGGGTGTACTTGTATTGGTCAGTAGAACCACAAGTAACCACTTGTAAACTATTACCAGCCGTACCGGGATAACGTGCAACGAAAGAGCAAGTCGTAGGAACGGCAGATTCATAATCGGCCAGATTACGCACAGACACCGCAGCACCAGCATCCACAGCATTGAACACCGTGGTTTCGGAACCGATACGAACCACATCCAAAGAACCGGAATATGCCAGATAGGAACTAGCCAGCATGAAATCCAGATATTCGGTAGATGTGGGCTTGCCGAAAAGGTCAATCAAGTTGTTTTCGCTAGAAACGCGAACCTTTTCACCAACTGGTCCCCAAGTGAACTTACCGGCAATTGCGCCGACAGACACTGCACCTTGTTCGACGGTGGCGGTGGTCTGGAATTCGCGTGTTGCTACGCCGGGAGAGATAGGAAACATAGGTTTCTCCTTAATGATGTTGAAATAGACACTAAGAGTATTAGTTATCTATTTACCATTTAGGAGAACCCACTAAAATTTAATGAAAATCATGCGTCATCATCAGTTCAACATACTTCTTCTGGGTTTCTGACAATTTTGACAAGTCGAATGCCTGCATCTTGTCATGGTAGTCCATGTATATCGACCGGAAGTTTTCCGACATGGAATTGATGGCTAGAATGTCAGCCACGTTGAAAATGATGTAGGTGTCATCACTTGCAGGGTCATAATCAAACAATCGGATGTTCCCGGCATCATTGATATGGTATTGAAGAACCCCGCGCAGCAAGATTCGGCCTTCTTCATCTTCGGCGGGGACACCATACGCCAATAGTCTTTCACCAGATGCCATGATGACAGACAAAGGCACAAATTCAAATTCATCAAAATCAGCCAAGTTTAATTTCCTTCACA